CTTGTAAGGATAGTGTGCTGCCACAACACTAGGATGCAGGGGGGACATTTTGAAAGACAAACAGAACTAAGGAACTCATAAGAAAGCGAAGCAAATTTGAGAAACCCCGCCTGGATTCTTTCACAGAGAGAGCGGTAGGATCTCTATTAAGACGGCCTTACACCTTCTTAACTACCTCCTTACCCTTCTTCTGCTTGATAGGTTTAACCTCAAACGAGATTGCCCCACAAGCCTCTGCAAAGGTATTTTCAGCGTTAACCATATTTGGAGAAACACGAGCTTGGACAGCGTTAATAGTGACGACTCCACCTTTAACGAAACGAACCGACCAGGTTCTCCCTACCATTGTAAGAACAACTGAGTATTCAAGAGTATTTCCCGCAGAGTGACGACATAATTGATCTAGATTCTTGAACACCTTTAGAAGAAGTGAACGGTTCTCGATAACCGACATACGTTCCTTCCCAGACAATAAGTCTGTTAAGATATTACGGAAGCGATCGAGAAGCCCAAGTCGTGCAGATTCAACCATATTTTCATCAGCCGAAGCCAACAAGTAAAGAAGATCAGAGATACGACTTGCCTCATATTCAGAAGCTCTAACTACCGGATGAGATGAGTTTAAAGGAGGAACCTTTACAGTAGGTGAAACAGCAGAACCTGCCATCTCAGTAGCGACCTCTTTTACCTCTGTCTCACCTTCCAGACTAATCCAAGGACTAATCTGAGAATCGTGCTCTTTAGCGTATTGCTGTATGAGCGCACCGATACCTAAAGATGTTCTAAGTAGAGCATCCAATCTTTTCAAGGCTTCAACAGCTGACGTCCAAGTGTAGACTTCAATTATATCCTTCTCAGTAAGAGAGACACCTTTGAACCACTTACTAGGATTAGCAAGAGGGTACCCGTTTGGAACAAGGGAACGAGAGAGACCTGAAACAGAAGATGGAACAAGATTATTCTTAAGATGTAATTTGATTGACTCTTTATCCAAGAAAGAAGAAACTAAAATCCAGAACTGCTTTGGAGAGATAGAAGGATTACGTTTTACCAACTCGTTTTGGAGTTGAGCAACCTCTCTACCATCCAGAACAGTCTTACAGACAGTCTTAACTGGGATACTAGACAACTCAACACCTTCAATAAAGGTATGCTTACAAAGCTCACCAGCGACTAAAGCTCCATCAGAATGTAAGATAGACTTAGTCTCGTTTATGATCAGACCGTAAGCGAGCATGATCTCCCGGTATTTCGCAGCCACATGGCCAGAAACTATTGAAGAATCATCCCCAACTATACGGTAATCCCATCCAGACGGCAGATCTGCACGTCTAGCCGCAGCATGAATAATCACATGGTGTGTTAAAGCTAGCATTGGAAACGAAGATCGAGCCCCCATCGGTTGCCCAACCTGGTAGAATATCTTATTACCTTCAGGAGTCATGAAAGAACGGTCAGACAATACCTTTGACCATGCAGTTGCTAAAGACACAGAACCGAATAATATAGAGAGGATCTCCTTTTGAAGACTAATCGGCAATCTGTCAGTGGCCGCTGTTAGATCGAAACAGTTAAGAACCGTCTCAGAATTGGTAGTCCATGATTTCACGGCCGCAACAGCCTTTTCTTGGTCGAAAGTACCGTCCTCAGGCAGTCCTTTCAAGAAAGAATTAACTGTATTATGGAGAGGAGTGAGAGCCATTTGAGTCCAGTAATCGAGACTGGCAACAATTCGCGCTTTCCCACCCCACTCTTCAATCACATTCAGTTTCCCAATTCGAGGTCCACGATCTGGAGCGATATCACCATTAGGTAATTTCGCAACGCCGACCATGTCGTTAAGCATGAAAGACATACCTGACTCCTCTAATAGGACACGGAATTGCTTAAAGAGTTTAGGCCATACGGCCCAGGCTCTAACATCAGAGTGGGCGGTCCATGTGGCTTGTCCATTAGGACCCGATGAAGTAAGGACCTCATAGTGGAACTGCGAAACTGATTGTCGATACTTCTCTTTGAAAGCCTCTGGCGTAATACCGATAGATAACAGAGCCTCCTTAATTTCCGAAGGAGAGAGTAAGCCTTTACCCTCTAAACCGAGATCTTCAGGAGCAGTAGATTTAGCAGTGATGGTAGAGTAGTTAGGTTTAGCGGGAAGAACTATGACACGATCTAAAGAGAGAAGAGCGAAGATGGCTTGATGTAGGTGAGCAACCTCACCAAACTTCTTACCTTCACAGATACTTGCAATACGAGGTAGGACACCCTGTAAGAACAATGGACACTCTTCTTCGTAGATCCACTCAGTAGTCATCTTGAAACCTTTCTCACCAGGTTGACAACCACGGATATGAGCTACGTACCAGGCACGCGTCCTCTTCAGTAAGTCTATACATCTAGAAGCATCACGCATGAAGGAAATCTGGATCTTGTTATAGATAATACCTACGATTCCAATTAATTCGGGTCCGTATGCAACACCTAAAGCAGAGATCCATAAAAGAATAAAAGCAAAAGCATTCTCAAGATTCATCCTAGAAATCTTCCGTGGTTCTTGCCCATTTGAAAGACCAATAGGTAAATTTAATGGTGCCATATTCTACTTGATATTGTAATTTAAGAGCAAACTTCTTAGTACGAACAACGCCTATATGTGGAACCAGTTTGTACATCATACTTATACTTTCCATATGACCTAGAGACCGTGATATCATCTGGGTTACCTAGTTACCATAACCTATAGGCAGATCCATTCTAGCTAGCGTACTTCCAGTTGCTACTTCCCTAGTAACCTTTGTAGTTTGGTACTACCCTTTTAAGGAAGGGACGGTTGCCTTACCTTGTAATCGGCCTGCTTTCAGCCATTATGACTGAGGGAGAGCCGCTTCCCTTTGTACACCGAGTGCATATTGCCTACATTTCACCATGTAGAACAGTCTTTAAAGGACAGTAATTAAACTTTGAAGATAATAGCCGGTCAAGGACAGACACAAACTCTTCACCCTATGGAAAGATGGAGTGGGAGACCGGAAAGAAGGAACCTAGCCCAAAGACGAGTATCCGTAAATCCGCGAAAAGAAGGTGGTGGAACTCGCCAATGGTGTAGTTGCTAACTATTCACTAGGGTGTATCATGGTGAGAAAGGTAGAAACGTACATCAGTCGCCATCAGTATTTACTTTGCGTGCCAACCAATGGACCAGATACGAAGGTAAAGGATGGTAATAGTGGGAATGAATAAGAGACACAAAAGATACCTGCATCTTACAAATGGATAAGACAGAGGCTAATGGGGTTATCGAAGCAACTAATGGCCGTCGTCGCTTGATGAAATAAATGGGTCTGGCCAAGTGTCCCCCATTCCACTAATACAGGCAGAGCAAGGAGCAGAGAAGGAGGAGGAAACCCTTTCGCGAGGTTCATAACCATTGGGTTCACTAGGCCCTTTGA